GCTGCCGCCGCCGTCCAGCCAGTCGTTGTGATGCTGGAGCCAGTCTGGTTCGCCGCGCTGATCGTCGGCGTTCCGCCTTGCGCTCCCACAACTTGCGGCTGCGTGTTCTGGTCCATGAACCAGTCGAAGCCAAGGGTGTCCATCGACATCATGCCCTTGTCGTACTGGTCGCTGATCTTACGCTGCGGGTTGAACAAGCCAGCCAGCGCGTTGACGATGGTCGCGTTCTGCTTGGTTCCGATGACCACCTTGCGGTCGGCAGTCGGAACAGCCTGATCGCTGAGTTTCTGCCCAGCTTGCAGGTACGTAAGCGCGGAGTTGGGCACCGTTCCCGGCGTTCCTACTTCGTTGAACACGTTCACAAACTGCGACATACCGTCCACATCGATCTGGTTGCCCATGCTGTACATCGCGGGGCGGATGAAGCGCTTGCTGAAGTCATCAATCGACAGCTTCAAATCAGCGGTCGTGACCTGAAACGATCGCTGATACTGCGTTGTGAGCGTCAGCGGAACGCTGGTTTCCGTGAGGTCCTGATAGATGATGCCTTGCCCCGCGGCGGGCACGAATCGCACCGGCTTGCGCAAGTTGAGCACGGAGCCAATCTTCGCTCCAGCCTCGCCAAACTCATCGCTGTATTGCCGGTTGACATGCTTGGTGAAAACTGTTTCGTTGAACAGGACCATCAGGGTTTCCCTGGTGATCATGCCAATCGTAAGAAGCGTATTCAAAGGAGCAGCCTAATTGCCTTTCTGTCAGCGCGAACGGCCTGCCTCGCGAGCTTTCTTGTAATCCATGAAACTCATCTCGCCTAGGGGCGTTGGTGACGATTTTGTGTTCGCAGCGACCGGACTGATCGGTTCCGGCGCGCGCGATTCCGGTTTTTCCTTGCGGGGTTTTGGTTCTGATCCCTTGCGAAGCTCGGCAGAGATGCGTCCCAGAGCGCCTACCTGGTCAATCGGCTCCATGTCCTGGATTTCTTCGGCTAGTTCAGGGTTGCTGGCGAGGTGATACATTACATCCGGCCCATTATCGAGCCGCTGGATGTATACCGCCGCCGCTGGCGCTACTTCCGCCTTTGACGCCTGAAGAACCTCATCGAAATCTTCGTACCGGCCGTGAGCCTCGGATACGCGCTGGTGGTGACTATCGACAACCTGCTTGGCTCGTTCCTGCTCCGCTCGCTGCTGTTCCGCTTGACGCTCCGCGGCAATCCCTTGGCGTACTCCCCAGGCAATCCGCGCGTCGGTGTACGCATCATCCGAATCAAACTGACTGCGGATAGGGCGCTCATCGGCCTTTGGTTGCTGGGTTTGCTGAGCAGGTGGCTGAGTTGTAGAGCCTCGGCGTGCCTGCTCAAGTTCGCTTTCGAGTTGCTTGGTGCGTGCGGTCAGCTTGTCGATGCGGCGCTGGAATCCGCCTTGGCTTCGCTGTTTCCCGCTCGATGGCTCTGGTTCCGAGTCAGTGCCCGCTTTTGCCGCGCCCTTGTCGGTCGCAGCGTCGGATGGTTCCTGTTCCTGAACTTCCGCTGGAGCGGAGTTCTCAGCCGGAATCGCTGTGGTTTTCCCCTCGCGCCGCGCTTTAACAAAGTCGGCAAAAGGGACTGCTGCTGAATCTATGGAAACTTCTGTCGGGGTCGCTTCCGTTTGCTGCTCAGGCATGTCTGCTCCTGGATTTGGTCCCGGTGTACGTAGCGCCGGTACTTAAGCTTGTGCTTCGGGTTGCTGCGGCTGATTCGCTGCGTTGACTGCGGCCATGCCTACTTCATGCGCCTGGTCGGCTTGCTGACCTTGCTGCGCGTTCGCGGCCGCCTGTTGCGCCATGTCCTGCTCGTGCTGCTTCTGAATCTGGTCCATCGCGACTTCGTGCGCGGCGTTGTGCGCGATCTTGTAGGTTTCCAGCTCGTTCTCTGCGAAGGACTGGTTCGCGTCCTTGCTGGCGTTGATCTGCGCAACCGCAAGCTTCGTCATCTCCTGCATCTTGACAATCGCCAGCTTCGACGTTTCCTGCATCTGCGCGATGTCTTTCTTGCCCTGCTGCTCGACTTGCTTGGTCTGGATGATCTGATGGGCCTGATCGAGTAAGCCTGTCGCCTGCTGAAGCTGGCCCTGCGTGCTTGCGAGTTGTGCCTGCAACTGTTGCCCTTGCTTCGCCGGATCGTCGGCAGCCAGAACTTGCGGCGGCAGAATCGCGTGCAACCGCTTCGCAATCTCCTTCGCGTTCGGAATGTCCATTTCCCCAACGATGAGGTCGCCAATGACCTGCATGAGTTGCGGATCGCCCTTCACCAATTCAAGTTGGGTCGCAACCGCTTCCTGACGCTTGGTCTGGTAGCTTGGCCCGACTTCGATGGTGACGTCATACGTGCCTTGGCTGAGGTCGTAAATCTTCTGAATGCTTTGCTGCTCGGCCAAGTCCTGAGCATCGTCGGCCTGATCGGCGCCAAAGTGCGTGACAATGTGCTGACTTGTCCCATCCGGCTTGATGATGCGCTGCACACGCGGCGTGTCGTAATACACCGGAATCCAGTCGATGAGGATTCTGCCGGCGTACCGCATCGAGCGCGTCAGGTTGTCGGAATAGTTGAATGTAGCCTGATCGCCCTGCTGCTGCAGATGGCCGATGGCGATACCCGACTCGTCACCCTTGCGCTGACCGAGCGACGGGTCGTACAGCCCGATAGAAGCTTTCAGGTCCAGTCCCGCCTGCTGAATCATCGCCGCCATCGCCTGAATCGGCGGCTCGGCTTGATTCCGCTTTGGTTCAGGTAGCGGCGTGCCGTTGAGCGAAACGGGCTTGTACTGCAATACCGAGTAATTCTTCGTATTTGCGTTCTTCCACTCGGTTTCGCGCCCTTCGATCTGCCCTTCAGCTGCCACGAACGGAGACTTTGGTGCCAACGCAATCGTTTCTGTCGCGGCGCTCACCATGAAGTTGTATTGCCGCTGCGGACCTTTGGCGTTGCGAATCAGCCCAGCCAGATAATGCTTGCCGTCGACGTGCAGATTTTTGCCCAGCACCGGGATAATCGGGATGCGCTTGCCGGGGATGACTTTATCTTTGTCGATGCGCTCGAAAGCGTTAATCTTGCACCAGATAACCTTCTTTTTGGGCGCTCCTTTGCGCCGTGGCGTCTCCTCGATGCGGAAATACTCCGCTACTCGAACGCCGTCCTTCGTTAGCCAAGCTTCCGGCGTGTTGCCTGTGCCCTGAAAGTCGTCCCATGATCCAGCCAGGTCTGAGTTTGGGTACTGCTCCATGTACTCAGCCTTGGTCATATCCTCGATGATGAAGCACCATGCCTTTTTGGGCGATGGGTCCATGTACACTGAGAACGTATTCTCGATGGGCTTGATGACGATATCCTGATTGCCGCTGTCATCATCGCAATACTCGGTCATCAGCCGGAAATGACCGCGACCGCAACGCACCATGTACTCAAACGATTCATCGTAGGCGAGTTCTGCGTCGCTCTGCACTTCGATGTGCCGGATGATGCCGGTCCACACCTCGGCGGACTCGACATCCGCGCCATTGCCTACGGGATTGACTTTGATGCTGGGCCGTTGCTGGCGCTGATTGTTGCAGACCAGCTGCACCGACTGGCCGGTCTGGTCCATCGTCAGCATCACGCGGCCATCCAGCGCGCGCTGCGACTTGATCATCTCCGGCCACTGCTCACCGATGGAGAATTTCAGGTCTTCGAGGCACTCTTCGCGCGCTTCAGACTCAGCCTCATGGGCGAGTTGCCAGCGCTCCAGCGCAAGTTCGATGAACTCCTTGTCTTTGTTCGGGTCGTTAGGCATCTACAGAAAAGAATCGGGTGGGACGCAACCTGCGAAATCGGTGAGCCAGGGCAATATTGCATCGTTCCATCAGCCTCAGTTGCGCAGCGATCTGCCGACGCAATCTCGTCACGGCATCGCCTCGGTCGTCGTCATCGGCTTCGTGAGTGATGAGACGGTCGATGAGCATTTCATTGCGAATATTGGCAAGATGGAGGGCCGGGATAGTCATTTCAGGCATCCGGGATCACTCCGATAATGTCGGCCTGTCGAACCAAGTGCAGGCTCTCATCTGAGCCTAGCGGCAATTCCATCTCCGCATCCGCTGAAGCGAAGTCGTTCCATTGGCTGCTGAAATACACCGTCTGGCCCACGTGCACATCCATCGGCACGCGCTCGGCGTCGAACCACTTCCACTCGCCCTTCACCTTCCACCAGCCAGCGTCTTCCCACTTGCCGGGACCAACAGCCAGAATCACGCCTTTGTAGCTGCGCGTTTTGGCGCAATCGGGGAGGTAGATGCTGCCGATTCTTTCGATGTCGCCAATTCGTTGGATTAACACGCGATCGCTAAGCGGCTTAATGTTAAAATCTCCCGATGTCTTCTATTCCCAACTGGATGCTTCGCAGGCGCGGATTTCAAATCCCTTGCTCAAAACCAGGACCTAAAGCCAAACCACTCGAAGAGAAGTTTTGGTCCAAAGTCAACAAGACTGAAACATGCTGGCTTTGGACCGGGTACTTAGACAAAAATGGCTACGGCAGCTTTACCTTCGGTAAGCACAATGCCACGAACTGCAAGAAGGCGTACCGAATGGCGTGGGAATTAATCAATGGTCCGACAGAAAAGGGCCTGCATCTTCATCACACCTGTCGCAACAGAAAATGCGTCAATCCTGCCCATTTAGAACCAATGCCTCCCTCGGATCACGCTCGTATATCGGCCACAGAACGAACGAGGCTTTCGGATGGTCGTTGGGCTTAGCCTTGTGGCTGCGGCTGCTGACTTCCGTGTTCAGGTTGCGCGTCGAACTTGTCGATCACTGGCGGTTTCGGTGGTGCCGGCGGTTTCGGCTGCGGCTTGTCGATGCCTTTGCCGCTGACCGTCACCGTGTACGTTTCGCCAGTCAGAAACATCGTCTGGCTGGGAAACTCGATGCTATGGCCGGTGACACTATCCACCAGCGTTACGTGGTGCAATCCCGTCGCATCCTGGCTGTTCTTCGTGCATTGCGTCTTGAATTCCATGCTGTTCTCCTGTCGCCCTAGCGTGCCAGCGACGACAGTTTGATGCCGGGAAACTTCGCTTTGACGGCAGAGCGCACCGTAGACTTCTCGGCCGATGAGCCAAACTGGCTGACACGCGCCAACGCATTGCGGGCGTGACTGGCGTTCTCAATAGGATAGCGTCGACCAGGCAGAGCGAATGCCTTCGTTGGGATGGCCTTGCGCGCTTTCGTGGTCAGTTTAGCCATGATGAGCCTCAGTGTACGACACAAACAGGATCAGGATTCGCGCCCGTGCGGTACAGGTCGCCTGCAGCCAAACCACCTGCGATAGCCGCGGCGTTATTCGCAAACACTGGAATCCCTACAAACTGATATTTTGGTGTGGCTAATTGGGATTGGAAGCTGATCGCTCCGGCCGTGCTGATGAATTCGAGTAACCCATTGCTGTTGAATGATCCCCTATTCGCCGCGATGTTGAATCCGCCGTTGTTGCTAGTTACATCGATGTCGCTATCCGCTTCAACAGCAAGCGTCGCACCTGACTCCAGCGCTTGAATCTCGATGCTTCCAGCCAGAATGGCAATGTCATTTGACTCTGTGGGTCCGCCAGCCAATCCAATACCAAAGCCCGGCGCTCCGATATTCAGCCCTGCGCCAGCCACGTATATCGATTCGGCGATCCCGCCAAACTCTCCACCGTTGTTGTACTGCAATTGCATGTCGCTGCCGCCAGGCGCTCCACCGCCACCTCCAGCCAGCAAATCCGTGATGGCTTCCAGCGTTAAAGACCCTGGCGGTACGCTGAGCGGATCAACTGCCATGTTTCCGCTTTCGCGCTTCGGCCAGCATCTCGGCTAAATGCTTCAACTCAGGATTCACCGCGATAGGTTCCTCGACGGGCGGTTCGATGACCGCCGGTACAACTTTGGGCGCCACTGCGGCTTTCCGCTCAGCAACCACGCCCAGTAGATAATCGCGGAACTTGCTCACCGCGCCAGCTCCGAGAGCTTTACGCCGCCATGCTTCACTTTGGCCGGCAAGCCTTTGCGCTTCGTTGCTGCGAAGTCGTGCAGCTGCTTGTGGCTCATCTTGAGCACGCCGCGATTCTTCGCGCTCACAGCGGATGGATTGTGTTCGGCAATCGCCATGAGGCGTTGCTGTGCTTTCGATTCAGCGGGCATTTAGGGCAAAAACCTCTTCATATCCACAGGCGCTTTCGTTGGGAGTTCCGCGGGGATGCTCTTCTGGGCCTTCGCAGGCTTAGGTAAGCGTTGGCTTCGAACACCAACGGAAGCATCAGTGCCTCGTGCGCTGGCCTCTCCCGTAGCCAGTTCTTCTCCCCGCGGAATGCCTGTCAGCGAACGGAACCAACTGCTGAGCGGAATCAATCCTGCCTGACGCTTGCATTGCGCATATTCTTCATCGGTGAGTATCACGGTTACTCTTGGCATGCGCACTTATTAGCACAATTGCGCACGAATGAGCAACTGTCATCAACTCGCCATCCACCCAAACTCAACTTCGCGCCCGAAGTTGCGCGGCTCCGCCTTGGGCTTGCGCGGAATGTTGATCTGTACGCCAAAACTCATCGCCAGCATGTCTGCGATGTCAGGGCTATCCAAACCACGCGCTTTGAGGTCGTCTTTCTTTTCCAGCTGTATCTGCCCTTTGTTGCTGAAGCCGTATTCGCGTGATTCCAACTGACTTGCAAGCTCAGGGTCGTCTGGAATCTCCGCGCTCTCCAACCACTCGCGCATCAATCCCCAGCACTCGGCAATCTTGTTGAAGTATTTCTGCGGGTCACTCGCTGTTGAGCCGCCATGAAACTCAAACAGCTTGTGGCCATAGCCCCGCGCGCGCAGCTGATCGACTACGCCACCGCCAATCCCATCGCCATCGACTACCACCGCGTCCGGCTGTTCCCTGTCGATGAACTGGATAGTCCGCTCAGCCACTTGCACCGTGTCAAGCCCGCGCAACTTGCTTAGAATGCTTGCCTTGCGTCCCTGGCGCGTACCAATAACCGACTGATCGTCTCCGAATCGTGCGACATCAACGATGAGCAGCTTCGGCAGACCGTCATATCCAGTCGCTTTGTATTTCCTAGCAGCCGCTACAACATCAGAGGAGATAAATTGCGTTGAGCCACTGCGCGGAAACTCGCCACGAACACGAACACGAACGAAGTCGCTATCCTCGCCATAGTCCTGAATCCAACGAGCGATTTCTTCCTTGTTCGTTCCCTCGACGGTGCGGCTATCGATCTGAAACGTCTTCCAGCGATGCTTGAACTTACCAAAACACTCGCGAAACGACCCCGTATTCTGCGTTGGGTTGCCGAAGGCTAGCCAGATAATTACCGTGTTTTCATCGGTTAACGCGCCTTCGCTAACTTCCCACACCGGACTCGCGATTGCGCTGGCCTCATCGTAAATCAGGACAATGAGCTTGCCCTTGTTATGCAGCCCGGCGAACGCTTCGGTATTCTGCTCGCTCCAGGTGAGGAAATCTGTCCGCCAGCTTAACGCATGATCTGGATCGTTGGCTCGGATACTCGTTGCGCGTACATCGAACCAGTGTGCATTGATGCTCTTTTTGAACCACTTGCTGATTTCAGGAACGGTCTTGGCGCTTAACTGGCTGCCCGTGCCGGCGGTTACAACGATCTTCGCATCTTCGCAGACGGACATAGCCCAGTTGCTGACCATGCCCATGAACGCTGACTTGCCGATGCCGTGCCCCGACGCAATTGCTACACGGCAAGGGACATAGCGCGTCGCTGGATTGTTGATGTGGTCGCGCAGATACGCAAATACTTCGCGTTGCCATGCCCGCGGTCCCGTCGAACTGTCGAGGTCGCCTTTGCCCCATGGATAGAAGCGCTCGGCAAAGAGCAGCGGGTCATCTAGAACCTCGCAAACCTCTTCGAGCAGCTCTGCTTCAACGTCAGGTACCGTTGCCATGCTTTGCCTTGCGTAGCGCGCTCAATCGATCTGCCAAGCCTTCAAGTCCTGTGACCTTGAGATTGTCCTGGAACATGCCGAGATGGCGGCCGAGCAATTCCAGCGAGCCGCGCTTATCAGCCAGCTTGAATCTACGACGTAATACCTGGCGCCGTTCACCATCGCCCGTGCCGCCTGTTGCATCTTCGCTAAACTCTTGAATTGCCGCCGCTTGGTCACGCGTGAGAGTTGATAAGTCCAGTTCTGGCCAGCCCTCAGCGTTCACTCGCATGTAGTCCTGCATATTGGCAAATGCGAGACGGTGCAACTCCTCGGCAATACGATCCGCTTTGATGTCCAGCCTGGAAGCACGCGCTGACATCAATTGGTCAATTTGCTTCTTGACCCTAGCGTTCCCTAACAGCCGTGAGCCAGCTACGTCTGCGCCTGCTTGGCTGTAACCTGCTGCGATTGCGGCCCTTGTCGCGTTTAGGTCGATTACGTACTCTCTAGCGAACAATTGCTGTCGAATCGTGCTCTTTTTAGCCATTTCTGAGCTGAATTTACGCTGTTTGTAGCCGAATTGCCATGCCTTCGGCGGTTTCCATAAGTTCGCGTGAGCGCTTTTCGCCAAACTCGAATACGAATGTTCCTGGCAAGTAGCGCTTGAAGGGCTGGATGGGCTGAAACTGGGGCTTTATCGCCGCGAGTTGCGAGAAACTATGGAAGGTTTGTTTGGGCTGGATGTAGGCGAAACGGAAGGAGTCGAGCGCGCGAACTCGGCCTAGCAGCAGGAGTTCATCGCGTTCTGCTGTGCCGATATGGGTGCGATCGCCGTTGTCGTAGAGGAGCAGGAAGCGTTTATTGGCCAATTTTGGGGATGGTACGACTTACAACGAAACTCCGCTGCAAATTTCGAGCGCGTGCAGGGTGCGCGTGCGTCTAAGGCTTTGTAATGCAATCGCTGTAGACCTGTCAAGAAATTATTTTCCCTCGCTCGAATTCGCTCCACCAGCGCGCGTCGGGGTCGAAGTCTGGCTCGCCGGTGCGCACGCAATGCTCTGATCGCCCGATGAATCGCCTAGCGCTACACGTTTCGCACTTCCATCCAGCGATTGTCCAGTCGTAGAGCATTTTCGATTGGCAAAACTCGCATGGCTCGCATTTCGGCGCATGAATCTCGTCCACAACAGGAAATGAATCATTCAAAGTCAGCGTGATTTCAAGCTCGCTTTCAGCGCTTCCATCACATCCACTACCGGTGCCAGCTTCCCAAAGCGAGCGAAACGATTCCCTTTCGACAGGTGAAGATTCGATTTCTCGCGGGATTGCCGATAGTTCTCGCGCTCGATGGCCCGAATTGCCTTCTTCGCTGCCCAAATCGTTTCCAGCGCGGACATAACCGCTGTTTCCGGCCATTCCTTGCGCTTCCGCTGACGCCATAAGTGGTGCCCGGCGCGAATCAGCCACAGTTCCGCTGAAGTCGTCCCGCGATTGTCGTACGTTTTGTCTCTCAAGCGCCCTCCAGTTTAGCGGCGTGACAATCCTGATCGTTGCCCGGCGCAGCGGCCGCCGCATCACAGCCCACCGTACTTTCGCAGAAATTCCTTGGCGTAGCCCTTGAGCACCTGTTCAGTGGTAAAGCGGAATAGCCGATAGCCGAGCGAGGCCGCCATGTTGTACTTTTCCAAGTCTTTAACGTAGCCCGAGCCTCTGGTATGCCGCCCTTGCGCCCAAACCGCCCCTTCTATTTCCACTAGAATCGTGTGCCGCGCAGGATCGTGTGGCCAAATCGCAAAATCGGCTCTCCATCGGCGCCCGCTGCAAAACTTGAACTCAGGCGTATAAGCTTTCACGCCTAATTCGCGCAGATGAATCAACAGCAGCGTCCCCGCATCTGGCTTTGCGCGCTTCATTCGCCGTTTGCCTTGGCCGCGCGCCGCCGAGCTACCAGGGTTTCCGAGGGATACCAAGCAGTACTGCCTTCACCATCGATGTCGATGGAGTATTCCTCTTTCCCATTTTCGTCGCCACCATAATGCTCGAAGTAGCTGTATTCGATGGTCGCCATCTTGCCCGCAGTAAAATGCGCCATTTCGGGAGGTAATTTCTCTACGATGCGGACTCGATCACCCTTTTTAAATCTGCTCATCGTCGCTCCTCATGTCTTCGGGAACTGAAGCTCCAATCCTAATCGTTGCCCGTCGCAGGCTTCATTGGCAGTGCTTCTCGATGAATGCTTTAGCCGTGCCGTCCAACACTTCCTGTGTGGTGAATCGAAAGACTTTAAACGTCATCGCCGCGGCTTCCCGGTATTTCTCGACTTGCCGGCCTTGCGTCCAGACAGCACCCTCAATCTCGATCGCTACGTCACCGAAATGGTCCGTATCCGGTTCAAGCAGATAGTCGAATCGCCATTTGCGCTTCGGGTGGAATTTGTACTCACGCACGAAATTGTCAAAGCCCAGTTCGCGCAAGTGTTTCTCTAAAACCAGGTTAGCCGCCAGCTTAACGTTGATTTTGCATGTGCGCTTCATGCGCCGTTCGCCCTGGCCTCGCGAACTGGCGAGTAATAGCCGCTCCAAAGGATTCTCAATTCCGACGAGCATAGATTTTGGGGGATGGCGTAGGCAAAGATAGGGCGTGGTTCCAGATCCTTCACTTGCTCAACCCACGCAAGGGTTTGGTCCCTTTCCCGCATGAGCTTCTTCAAATCTTGCTCAATCCGCCTCATCCCTTGAATGGCTTCCTCTCTGGCGCTCACTTCCCGCCTCCCTGCGCTGTACTCGCACAAAATGGCCCTACAATGCGGCTCTCACCTAGGAGAGAAATGCCATTTTGTAATAGTTGCGCTCTTCGGCATGCTTCCTTCTGTGACAATTCGCGCACCGAACTTCGCATTTTTCTATCTCCAATTGCAAAGTGCCCTTTGAGCACCTATGGATAAGAACTGAAATCAAATTAACCTTGTTTCCTTGAACATGATCAAATTCTAGAACAATAGGATCACGCTCTCCGCAATCAACACATGGATGCTGGAGAAGATACTCCCAGACAATTCGGGCATTGCGTTCGCTTACCTTGGATTGCGCTTTCTTCGTAAGTTCCTTAAATCTTTGGGGATTACGTGCTTTCCAGTTCTTCCATCCAGGCATTTCTTCTCCAGTACCAAGCTGTACCTTGCGGCTCTCACTTCACAGCCATCAGTGAGCCTCGCGATTCTGAGCCTGTAGGTTCGTTGGCAATACACTTAGGCTTAGGAAGAGGAGTTTCAAAATTCTCCCATGACGCAGGCTCACCGTTCTTGGTATCCGTGTGCCATCCAGTCGGGCAAACCCAAATGTTTGGCGGCGAATAGCTAATTGACGGCATGTGATCGCCGATGTAATCCACATGTGGCTCAGGCGCGTTTTTATCAAGTGGCATCACCATCCTTCGCGGAGCTAGTTGCTCCTGAAATCTCCTGCGCTGTACTCGCGGCGCCCTTCAACTTTCGCTCAATGATGCGGCCCATTTCTCCTCTGAGGTAGTGCGTGTATCCCTCTTCGCCAAGTCGCTTATACTCCGCGATTACAGCCTCAGCAGCGGCAACGTACGTATCCCGCGTCGGCTCTGGCTGCGCTGTACTCGTCTGCCCTAGCGCGGCCCGCACGGCCACAACTTCGTGATACAGCTTCGATTGATCGTCCGGTTCGAAGCCGTTGTAGAGGTAGTTTTCCAGTCGCTCCAGCAGCGGGCGCAACATCGCATCCACAGGTGGCGCGGTGGCCGCGAGCCGATGCCATTCTCTGATCGGCTTGACGATTACGAATCCGCCGCAGTTAATTCCTAGCGCCTCAACGTCGCTCTTGACGATGTGCAGCGAGTCCGCGTAAAACCGATTAGGATCACCAAACTCTGCGCGACTCTTGCCGCGCCAAATCTCAATATCGGTGTTTTGCTTAGCCCCATCGCTCATCGGTACTCCTTCAAGATCGCCAGTTTCGCTGCGTAGCACTCGTCCTGCGTAACGCAATCACAATCGTTGAGCGTGTGGAGATGAAGCCGAGACAACAAATTAGCGTCGGATTCCCGTGGCGGCTGCTCCTCTGCCTGCCCGGCCAGCGCCGCTTCAAATTGCTCGATAATCACGCTGTTCAATCCCTTCGATGAAGTCAGCGGGTGATTGAAATAGCCCGACATCCAGACTTGCGCGTACATCGATTTGCCGGGGCCTTCGCCAGTACGCTTCTCATAGGTATCTGCCCATTCTTTAGCGCGAGCACGGCGCTGTTCAATGGATTCTTCTCTCGGCTCGCGCCCCGCTGGTGTGTCGCTCGTCGCCTCGTCGCGTTTAATCTCAAATCCCTTCGAGCGCAAGAACTCGAATAGCCCGATCTCTCCCGCCGTTCTTAGGTCCAAATTTAGCGTTATGCCGTCGCGCGTGGCTGTCTCGCTCCTCAGGGCTGCCTCCAGCGCCGGGATGTACTTGAATAGCGCAAACGCGATAGCTTCGATGGCCTTCCACTGCTCCTCGTTAGGACTGGACTGGTGGGCAATGCTGGCGATTCTATTCCACCAGTTTCCAATTAACCGATGCTGTTCATCGGTCAGCGTCTCCCGCAGCTTATCCATTGGTTCGGTCCCCGCCCCCTCTTGAGGCTCATTCGCACGCTTTTCGATGCGTTCCGAGCTTAAGTCCGCCATTCGATGCGCCTGCGTACTATGCGATGACTTCTTGCAGATCGAGCAGCGGTTCCCCCGCCCTTCGCTCCGCTTTTTGGTCATCGCCCACCCCACTGCTCTGCCATCGCTTCAGCAATCCCTCGATAAGTTCGCGCCCGTTCGTTGGCACGCTCAGGCGATGGTCCCAGTTTGTTCTGCCCGCTTGGCGTCTGATTCGCTCGTCCCTCACCCCCTTCACTCGGGCGCGTCATCGCTGGCCTCGCTCGCGCTTCGTCAGTGCGCGCAAACGTCGCTGAATCGTTGCGTTCCCCTCATCGTCCATGTACCAAAACGCTTGTCCTATGCGGATGCGCGTGACGCAAAAATAGTACCAGCGCTTCGAATAGCGATATTTTACGACCTGCCCAACCTCAAACTTCGCCTTGCGCCTCGGGCGCGTTTCTCGTGCGCGGGTCACGGGCGCAGTTCCGCGAGCCACGCATCGCGTTCCCGGCATATCTCAACTCGAATTTGTTCGCGCGACTTCGGCTCACCATACTCATTTTTGTTGAACGGGCTGATCGTCTGCCAGAATTTACGTGTCTCGCTCCGGCGCTTACCGTTGTCAGTCCATCGCTTCGTCGCCTTAACTGCGATTTCCTCGAATCTCACCCTCATATGCTCCTTTCGCGCCCCACCCACCCTTGCCGGTCGCGAGTCACGCCGCTGGCTCGTACGTCGCTTCAAAGATGTCCGGCTTGCACGGATAAAATTCGCCCTTCACGCCACGGATGACCCAATCACCGGGCGAAACGACCATGTTTCCCTCTAGCGTAGGTATCAACATCCAATGCCCAGGCATGTCGTTGTGCGCTTCCGCCGTCGAGCAAAATCGCCAAATCTCCTGCTCGTTGTCGCCTGTATATTGAACCGCCTCAATCACAACTGGCTTCTTGCGAAACTTGCTCATCCCCCGTCTCCTTCGCGCCGGTTCCCCAATTTCTTTTTGCTTCTTTTTTGTAGAACCGTGTGCTCGTGCTTCATTCGGCGGCTACCGCTCGCTCGTTTTTCGCTACGGCACTTCACAATCGAACTCTTCAATCCATTCACTCGATGCACACCGGACTGACATGCCAGACTCCATCGAATGTCTTTTCGCATGTCGGCAAGCATCTTCTCCGAACGCAAGTGGTAGCCGACGCGATCAAGTCTAACGAGCGGGTCTCTTTCCGTCAGGGTAATCGTGACGTTCATCATCGATACCAGGCCTCTCCGAACTTCACTTCTCGATTGTGTTCTTTCCTCATGTGACATTCCCAACACTTGGTTTTGAGATTTTCTGGGCAATCGCACCTGCTGATTTTTGTGTTTCCTCCGTGCGCCATGTGGCCGCCTTCCCATGTCACACGCTTTCCGCAATCAACGCATCTGTAATTATCACGCTCAAATATTTCCAACCTCACTGCTCCGATGTCATCAAGGCCAGCGAGATAACGGCAAGGATGCGGAGGGTCAGAGTCAGGATGGACACGGCGGGAAATATAGCTGGAACGAGAAATAAATCCCGCCGCCTTTGTAGCCTCCTTGTCCAGTTTGTGCGGATTCCTATGCATTTTTAATCGACAACTTCAACTGCTCTTCGATGGGAAGAGCCTGCTTTTTCTTTTCGTACTCTCCATCCTTCGCCTGCATCCACTTCCAGAGTTCCATTACATGGAGAAACGTATCGAACGAAGCTTTCTCTTCATCTGCGACCACGGCCTCAAATTCTGGATCTTCAGTATTTTTTGGAAGGCGAACAACAATGCCCTGTCGTGGGTCTCCGTGACCCATCTCACGAATCGCCTGACGGTAAGCTGCGTTTTGTAAATGAGCTTCACTGTATACAGCCTTTCCCGTTTTCCAGTCGATGACTGTAAGAACTCCGTTGACCTCGGCCAGTAGATCGAGAGTTCCGGCGTACCCGTATTTCCTGCTGTAGACCACCTGCTCCACTGCAATCGGTTTCAGATGGACAGATTTCTTCCAGTCCTCCCATGCCATGAAAGCCCATTGAGCCGCATCCCGAATCTTCGGAGATGGTCCAACCTTCTGCATGAGTTCTGTTCGGATCGTCCATTCAACGAGATTGTGAACTTCCGTGCCGATGTCACCAGCTCGGGTAAGTTCTTTCTGGGAGGCTTTGGTCGTTCCCAATCGATTGTTCAGCGTCAAAGCCCACTGCGAAGGAGTCAACTTCTCCTTCCGAGGCTCCATGTATAGGTCCGTGGAGACCGCGACAACCATCTCCCGCTCCACCTTCGCTGCCCAATTCACTAAGGCAGGCTTCCCGATGGAAGAAAGGATCGTCGTCACCGAAGGCAACATCCCCACATCGGGAACGTTGTAGAATCGGCCCTGCTTCGTCTGCCGGCGCGTTTCCGTTGTGATTGTCATCGGAGTCCTCAGAACGGAATATCTTCATCGACTTCATCTCTTTGGATGGCTTCCGGTTCTTCACGTGTCCCGTTCGGGTCCTGATAGCCGGGGCGATCCTTCACCCGGACGTATTCATCATCGATGTAAATCTTTGCTGCGTTTCTTGCCGGAGGAACAACCGCCTGCACATTGGCGTAAGTCTCCCCACCGTCTTTGATGTTGTGCGTCACCATCACCTGACAATTGGCGCCGAGCAATTTCTCAATGTCGAACTTCTTCAGTTCTTCCTTGTCGAACTTCTTTCCCCGCCATGCTTCGAGGATCGGACGGAGCTTGGACTTCTCATGCAAACTGGGTGTGTAGGGCGCACTCACCAAATATCGTTTGCCCTTTGAGTTCGTTTCTTCGAGCTGCCATACAATCCGAATCTTCACCTGGGGACCAAAACCCCAGTCCACGATGCCCATGTCCACAACATCACAACAAACCGCGGGATGAAGCCCTTCAGGAGGAACCTCAAACTCCGTTGCTTTCTTGCCTACCCAGATCGCCATATCACACTTCCTTTCGTGTTTGGACTACTTGTAAACCCTTTTGCTGGCGAAGTTCGCGGATAATGTCATCCGCTGGCCGTCTCTCGGTCCGGCTTCGCTTAATCGCTTCTTCGATCATCTCGATGTGGCTCATGTCGGCTACCGGCCTGATTTCCGCTTTTCCAACGAGGGCATTTCTCTGCCCTTCTCGCTGCCGCAGATTCATCTCGACTAAATCCATTGCCGTTCGATTCAGCCAGTTGACCGCGAAACGTTTCAGGTTCTTCTTTGCTCGCTTCGGATTCGCTTCGAGCCATGCGTCCATCTTGGCAATCTCGGCATCTACATCGATGCCTTTGTAGATCAACCGCCAATGAGCGATTTGGAGTTCAGAGATATTCATATTCGGTTTACGTGCCACGCCCGACATTCATCGCACCATCGGTATTCCCAAAAAATCAGTTTCCCAAAGAAAGTTTTGTGTTCTTCTAGAGTCAATTTCGCAACGTCATTCGCAACTTCCTGCTCCGTTGCGTAGGGTTTTTTCACACAGCTCATCCATCTTGGTTTTGTTTTCATCTGCTTTTACAACCTTCAGAGGGAACCAGAGTGAAAAGGAGAGGAAACCGTCCTCTCCTAGAACGCACAACCCCCGTCGGTCGCCGTCGCTCAAGGGCACTCTTACTCCGAGTCTGTTTGGCTCTGCCGCAGCAGAGTTGGTCAGCTTTTTAGCGATACGCTCGGAGGCGTGCAATCG